CTCTAACTGCCCAATATGGTTTTAATATATGGGACTTATAATTTGTTTCTTGATAAAAGTAAGAAAGGGGTGCGGTTGTTAGGTGCACACTTATCTGTGGCTTACAATCCAGTCAATAGTTTGTTCACTTTATCTATTGCCTGGGCCAATGCGACATCATCTATGTCATGGACGTTGGCACCTTTTTCTTGGAATTTTTGCGCTTTCTCTTTTTGCATTTTGACTTGCTGTTCGAGATGTTCGCAACAGGTGTTTTTCCATCTTTCATATGACTCTTGGACTTGTTGGGCATTGGTTTGTTTTTGGTTTCCGGGCATTTTACTGCCTTAACGTTAGGTTCAGGGTGGACGTCAGCAACTACTGTAAATTTTGTTCTCGGGAGCGGAATTGGTTTCGTTAATCTTGGTTTAGGAATAGGACCTATCAATTTAACGGAAGATCTTGCTCTGCGAGGATGTGGAATAGGATGCAGTAATCGGTTAACTCGGGTATCTTCGCTCGCATTCGTTGTAGTATTAAGTTTACTTGTAACGCGTGTGTTGGCGGTAATAACTCCAGTAGTCCTTGTAACGTCGATATTTGGGTTCCGAGATCTTCTCTTAGGGACTCTAGGAACTGAAGTATCGTCTGATGCACTGATCTCACTGCTTCCAAACTTTGCTCGTGTGTTAATAACCAGCTTGTTGGTATCGTCTGACTCATTGATTTGATTTTTCTCACTTATACGTTGCGTGGGCCCCACTATCTCACTACCGATGACTGCCGCCAATTTGTGTTCAAACGGCATTGTCATAACGGTTGGGAAGCCATCTAGATGCTTGACCTTTTTAATACGATCAACAGCAGCCGCAAGCTCAGCCCCGGTTATGTTCGTCACTCTACAGAACTCATCACGGATCAAATCCGGTTGTGATTGTGGCCATGACATAGTACACTTGTAAATTTCTTCACGAGTTTGATATGCCACAGGTAAATCTGTGAGTTCCATAACTTTTCGACACCAATCACCTATTATGGGGGTATGCCAATCTGTAATAATGTACCCAGCAGCTTTATTTACTGCTGCCTGCTCATTAGATACCATTTTATTTGCCGTCAAATGTAATTTTGGTATAGTTCTCAACGGATCCTGGAACGAGTCGTTAATGGTACTAGGGTCAACGAAAATCCGGCTACAGTATTTAACACTGCTACCTTTCAGTTTAACCTCGCAAACCAACGACAATCCAAAATCATTAGAGACTTTTTCCATCATTTCAGCAAATCCTGGTAAATACGGATTGACACTATCATC